ATTTTCTTTAAACATTTTTTGTTTCTTAGATAGGTCTTTACGATATGTTTCTTTAGATTTACTGCTCGTGATCTGCTTATTTGAAAAGAAATAATTTTTATATGCCTCAATTACACCTGCAATTTCAATATAAATATCATTATCTTTAGTATGAATTAAATAATCACAATTCATATTTCTGTGATAAGATGGAACAAAAGATGAATATTTTACATCTCGAAAATAATCTATTCCATATCTTAATCCAAATTCTCTAAGATATTTTGAAAATATATATTCAAATTGGCTTGTAACATGTTCGCCATCACTAAAATCAAATGTGATACCTCGACCTCTCTTGCCCAAAGAAATTCCTTCATTTGCCAATAATGTTTGCAAATTACAATTATAAAATTTTTTAATTGTTCTTTGTAAAGAATCTGCATTTAACCATTCATTAACACTGTCTATTTCAGATGTAGTAATAAAATTTCTATTATCATCTTTTACATATTTACATATATCTTTTATCATTTGGTCTAATTCATCTTTTGTTAAAGCTCTATCCAACATAGACTCTTGAATTATTCCTAATCCAAGTTCCTTTTTCATATTGTTGATAGTTCCCCAATAAGTTTTAATCGCTTCCAATGGTGGATGATAACATCCTCTTCCTCTAAAGTCATCATACATTAAAGGTCTATCTTTTTCTGATTGTAATTTATAAATCAGTTTTATCATTTTATCCTTTGAAGGTATTTTACCTTTTGCTACAAAACCACACCAATCAACAAAATCAGCCCAAGTTTTAACTGATTTATCTGTACAATTATTTATATACCATCTACCATCAGGTAAGTTAAAAGGCTCTTTTCGCAATAAATCATATTTTATTGGTTTACCTAATTCTTCACTTTTTTGAATATACTCTCTTACATAATAGTCGTAATCTTTGATATTAAATTCTCTTTGTTTTGTGATTCCCATAATTTTTCCCTACACTTTCCCTACACATACAATAAAAATAGAACAGTAGAAGAGGTGTGTAGGTTGCCTCATATACTTGGTAGCTACTCCAAGTACCTACTGTTCCATAAATCCCACAATCAACTATGATACCAATCATGAGCACATATATTTATTCTCCGTTTCCATCACAGAAACATCAAATTAGTGGGCAGGGTTGGACTCGAACCAACGAAGCCGAAGCGCCTGATTTACAGTCAGGTGTAATTGCCGCTATACGACCTACCCATAACAAAAAGAGTGTGCAGCGTACACCACACACTCTTAAATAGACAAAAATGGCAAATTAAAAACAAATAAGTAATTAATATGCCAATTATGTCTATTTAATACTAAAATCCAAAAGCCTTTAACATCTTCTGAATATCTTCATGACTCAATTCATCACTTGAATAATAAGAATAACTCACATAAGAGTCTCCATCTGCTCTACTAGCAGTAAATCCATGAGTATTCCCATTTACATCGTCAGAAGTATATAAATAAGTTTCATCATGTGCAGAACAATTCTCGCATTTTCCATCACACTCATCATCTTCCTGACCAAACAGAATAACTTCCTTATCCTCATTTACACAATAATCAATGATATTCTGCTCGATATCACCATCCATATCAATGTAGAAAATATCTGTTTTATCAAGAACACCAAAGTCCTCAATAGGAATAACAGTGATTACGCCATTGTCATCAACAGACACTAAATATTCGCCAATATTCATATAATCAACAAGATCAATTTCTTTAATACTTGTCTCATCAAGTCTAATAAGAATATCCAAAATATATTCAGCAATTTCTTTATTTACAATTACACCAACAGTTTTATCAGTATTGTAAAGTCTGTTAATATAGATTTCTACAATGTCATCAACTTTGTCCTTAAGGTCAATCATTTTAATATTTTCATATTTATTTTTCAAAGTAATAATTCACCGCCTAAGCAAGAGTTTTAACAGATTTTTTGATAGTGAATTTTAACTGGTCTTCAGCGTCTTTATGCCATGCCTTACCATTGATAGCACTCACTCCATCTTTTGCACCAACATGTTTCGCCGTAAAGTTTCCAATGCCATACAAAGGAATTTTTTCTTCCTTGTTATCTGTAAGATTGTCAATAACACAATCGGTATATGCCTGTAAAATAGCAGTAACGTCTTTCATAGATACTTTTTTACCTTCAACTGCAATAATATCTGTTGCACGTTCAGCAACTTCTTTAATCATTTCATTTGTTTTCATTTTTTAATTTTCCTTTCATTCTCAAATATTTTTTATTTTGCCTTTTTCGGCAATTTTGTTTTATGTTTTTCTGATTTAACAATCCCAAATAGGGTAGCGTCCGTATAGGTACACTCCATCAAAATTCACATCCTAACAGCACTCCTATGGAATTACCCAATGGTCTGTCACCAATAAGGTTCAGGGATTCTGGTTTGATGTGTCTACTGTAATCCCTTTTTCGAGTGGCTTCGTCAGCCAAATTTATATTGTGCTTTCAGCAAATTAATTTAACTTAAATACATATTCAGCAGTTCTACCATATCCTTGTTCAAATTCAAACATTGAACAAGAAGCATTGGATGCTGCATTTAATGTCATAGCATATGGATCAATACCAATTACTGAACCAACAGATAATACTGCTGAATCCATCCCAATCTCTTTTAGGTCATCGTGGTGAATGTGTCCAGAAATTGTATAATCTATATGAATACCATATGTACGTGACATTTCTAATAAATTATTTTTTAGATTTTTCTTCTCACCGTGCAGTCCAACCACACAATATGTAGACATCATTGAGTGAGTCATTCCTGTTGGATTTTCGAGTATCACAATATTGTCATTATCTTTCAATCGTTCTTTAATAAGAGCCATCATAATTTTACTAACATTTTCATCTGGAAATGTATTCTTTTTCCCATCCAATAGTCTTAACTGATTATGGTTTGAATCAAAAACCATCTGGAATTTTATTGACACAAATTTACTAAGTTGATTTAGCCAATTTGCTAAATAATTAGCATAACGAATACTTGATTCAATAACACCATATCTCAACCTCATTAACTGAGACATACGCAAACAGCCATCTATGCCATCTCCGAGTTCAACTATTGACAACTCAGTAATTCCAAGTTCTTCAATTTTGTCAACGACTTTATTGAATAAGATTGTCATTCTTTCCTCAAAAATCTCAGGTGAATACGCATTTATAATTCCATTGTAGAAATCTTTTATCTCAAACTCACAACCATAGTGACAATCACTAATCGCAAGAATCCATGACTTTTTATTAAAAGTTGGTTCAATACGAACAGGAGACGATAATTTTGGTAAAGATGAAATAGCTTCACTAATTTTTTCTGTTATTAATTCATCTCTTGCATCTTCTCTAAGCCACTTATTGTATTCTAACTTTTCAGTCTGAAGCTTTTTCCGCTCTTTTTCAAGTTCTCTTTGAGCTAACTGAATCTCTCTTAACTGCGCATCTGAATCAACAAACTTAGACTGATTTGCAACCAACATTTTATCAAAAGCCTGTCTCTGTTTTCTAAACTTTGATTCGGTATACTCAGTGCCAAGCAGCTCATTTAGAATATCAGCCACATCTTGCCAAGAACCGATTTGGTCTTTTTCACCTGTGATTCTATAAATGAGTTCTTCATCCGATTCTCCATCAAATCTTTTATAGGTTGTTATAACGCCCACCTACTCTCTATACTTCATCGGGGAGTTCAAATGTAAGTTTAAAATCGCATACATCAACCCCATCTGGAATTTCATCAATTACCTGTTCAGTAATATCCTCACCAGTATCAGTATCAACAATTTTTAAATCCTTAATAGAAATGTTTTTTAACTGAATATTTTTCTTAGCAGGAGTAGTTTTGCTCTCCGTAGTAGAAATTTTAATCATTATTCCTTTTTCTTCCTTTCAACTATTTATATTTTCTGATTTTTCTCAAAGCATTCATATTATATCTGCTTTCAGATAAATAATATTTTCGATTCTTTGTATATGAATGGGAGATACCCTCATATCTTTTATAAGGAACATTAAACTCCTTATTAAGAATCATCGCTTCTTGTTTAGTAATAGATACTATGTTTTTCACATCCTTTGTTTTATTTTCTGCAAATGCAGAATTAAAATAGAATGGGAGATATGAATATTAAAAAACAATTATCATAATTTATGCCATTCTATTAGTTGCAGACATACGAATTGAACGTATTCCTCGTGGGTATGAGCCACGCATGTTTCCTTTACACCCGTCTGCGATAATAATAAAACCCGTGGAAATGCTTACACGCTGCAAACATAACCACAGGCTATAAGAGGTAATACTTATAAAAGTATCCGTAAATATGTCTCGTATGAGACTCTAATTGATGACCTATAGTCGCAATTAAAAATAAAAAGACTAAGGTCTGGTTGTCACACCAAACCATTACAGAAAAATATTTTCATACAGCGTATAAACGCCCTGACTCGTTCGCTATTGTACTAAAGTCTTACATTACTTCTGCTGAAAATGCATGGTACAGTCTCGCTTGATGAACTTAACTGGTTTTATAACACATGCACAAGTTTTTCATATGGCATCACATCAACTAACTTATAGCCATATGTTAGACGAAATAATTCACTGGTCTAAGCCAATAACATAACAGTAAAATCTATTATGTCTAAATCACTGCCTTTCGGCTAATTATATATTCTCTGTTCATGACAGAAGAAAAGCTGATTTCATTCTAAATCTGCAATGCCACTCAAAAGAGCAGCATAGCAGACATACAAAGATTGTCGGTTTGTTGCTTCCATGACAATCGTTTTTGTATCATGTTTTTTTGTGAATATTTCACTATATCTACATTTAAGAAAAACGAATTTTTTGTGAAAATGTGCCAAAAAGCCTTGTAAATTAAGGAGTTATGAGGATTATAAAAAGTGGTTAAATTAACGTTTCTCATTGTATTTCTTATATTTTTCCAATTCTTTTTCTCGTGCACAATACTTACAATAACGATTGTTTGTACCAGTGACTTTAATTTTTCTTCCACATCCATTTGCACACTGTTTATATCCCTTTTTAAAATTCCCTATGTACTGATTACCAATATTCTCAAATTGAGTTACCTTATAAGCAATATTATCATCAGTGTCTCCTAAATCTATTTTGATATTAAGATTGTTCACCTTTTTCCCAAAATGAATATAACCATTGCTATATAACTCATGTAATAATTCATTCTTTTTATCAGATGAGAGAGTAACGTTGGCAAGTTTAAATACTTCTGAAAGACCTTTTGAATCTTTTTTGTTTATCCATCCATCACTATTCATATATCTTGCGATAGCAAATAATGTAAACATAAATTTCTTTTGGCGATCATTTTGAAGAGACTCTACGACTTTTAGTTCTTTTTCATAGATAGGAACATATTCAAGTTCCCTAAAGAGTTTTTTAGATTCTGAATCATATAAACCAATACATGCTTTTTTAATTTTATTGGCATATCTATATTCCTGATATCCTTCAATATTAAATTCAAGCATTTTGGTCTTGACTGTATCAATTAGAATATTTGGATCTTTACCTCTATCAAAATAATACTTAGCAATCAATGTTATCAGATATCCATTCGAGATATTGCATGGTTTGTTGCCAGACGCTAATATCTCTCTAATATATTCTTTTTCATTCAATATATACAACTTCTTCCTCCATTTCTTCTAAACGCTTAATAATTAGTTCTCCAATACAATCCCAACAAAACTGTCTATTACCTTTATATCCATAAGTCATATCAAGAATGATATTCATACGTTCATCATCGTTTGGACATATTTCTTCAGCTTTCTTCTTAAACATTTCAACCATACTTGCACGTTGATAATATTTGTCAAATTCGTCCTGCTTATCAAAAATATCAGTTCTATTTAGCTGTATTCCTTTTTCTTTTCCCTGTTTCTTTTTATATTCTTTAATGCATTCACAATAATATTGTTCAAGTTCTCGCAGAGCTTGTCTGTGTTCTTCTGTGCAACGTCTTTTAACCTTCAATGTATTATAATCAAATGAAGAATCCTTATGTAATTGCGATTTATAACCATCTAACTGACTTTCAACATATTTACAAATCTGATTCATAGAACAATTCCCTGTGCCCACTGGCATTTTTCTTTCATACCAAAATAAGAAATCTTCTTGTTCTTTTGTAAGACTATCTTTGTTATACAAATCCTCGATAGAACATTTGTAAATAGCATAGCACTTGGCATTACTTTCTTTGATATACTGTTTATATTGTCTTTTAGTTTCATCATAAACATAAATCATAAAGTATGGTTTTCTGTATGCACAAAGAGATTGCAAATATTTATTTTCTCCACAAGCACCAAGATTATACCAGCTACTTTCCATTGGTTTTGCAATAATTCCCTTAATTTTGTCTAACTCATTTTGTTGATAGAGCTGACCACATTCTATTCTATATTCTAATTCTTTATATTCAGGTGAATCTTTCTCGAAATGAGATTGAACTTCCATCATAGATGTGACATAATTGGTGATTGTTCCAACTTGATTTCCCATACCTGCTTTATTTGTCTTTTTAACGGCAGCTTCAGTAACAACAATTTTTTCTGCATTTCGCTGAACACATTCGATAGCAGGTAAATATCTATAGCGTCTTTTCATAACTGGATTATTAGTAGAAAAGTTCAGATCCGAATCCCAATCTTCCCCATTCTCAGCCATACAAAATGAATCCCAACCGTTTATAACCATGATAGTATTCATATATTGATACCAATACTGACATTCATCCGAATTATTGATATTACACATTCGAATATTATTGTGACTTGTCATTGGACTTCTAAAGAGTACAATTTCATCTTCATTTTTATCAATCCAGAATTTTGAATAACATTCATTGGCTTTTAATAAACCTGTAACTTCCAAACCACAAATAGATTGCATTAATGCGAATGGATCACCACTTGCAATTTGATAATTACCATTTACAAATAATTTGCCAATCTTTGCATCATTCATTTTTTTCTTGATATATCTATGTACAGAGTCGATTATATATGGGTCTCCCAACATATATTCGCTTGTATATAAAGCACGTTGCCATGAATTTACATCAGTATTTTCGTTAATACCAAGAAATTTAACAGTAGAAGAGTAATCACCACACATAGCATCTTTTAAATACTTGATTGTTGGCGCACACAATTCCTCAATATCTTCGTCTGTAAATTCATAAGACTGAAGATACTGATAATTCAATTCTCTCTGTTCTTCAAGAACACGTGGTGAGATTTTTGTTACAGAAAATCCGTAACCACATTCCTTATACGCATTCACATATTGCTCAATATTATCATATGCTCCCCATAATTTAAGAGAAGACTCTGTGACAATCATTTCACATTTACGAATATCTTGCATATTTCCCCAAATATCTTCAATCATATAGTTACCATTATTGTATTTTTCAATAAACTCATAAATAGGGAATGGATAGAGCATTCCTTTGAGCCATGCGTTTCTCAAGCACACACCGCCAGGAATATAATCAAGACCTAAAGATTCAGCTACTCGCTGCATATATTGTATAGTACAAAGATTAAAACCATCAGATACATTGTTTTCAAGAGGTTTATCTTTAATAATTTCTCTTGTCGGTTCTTTTGAATCTCCATCGTCATCGAGTGATATAACATCTGCAAAATATTTGGTAATACAATCTTTTACAACCAAAATTCCATGAGGATTACAAATAGGTTGCGATGCAGAGCATGTTAATGCTTTGTAAGCTTCATACTTTGCAGGAACTAATTTAGTATCTGGATTTCTCTTGCATTCACATAATTCATTTAATTTGTCAATGTATTGTGAATTGCAGAAGAGAAGAGTGTTATTTTTCAATCCACCTGTTGTTCCTACGAACCGTCTATAGTTGACTCCATTAACAGTTACACCTTTTTTACAAGTCACTCTTGCAAAATCAGATTTCTTATCAACAACTACTTGCATGAATATTTTTGAAAAATCAATACTTTTGATTGGTTTTTCTAAAATCTTATTTGCCATCATGCGGAACTCTTGAGCTTCAAACAATGATATGAGTTCCTGATATTTAAAAGCTTCTTTCTTAGTAATCTGTAAATTCCAATTAGAATATTTTAGTTTATTTGTTCCAATTTTAAAAATCTCATATTGAGGTACGCTAATACCAGCCATATATCCTCCTTTTTGTATTTACTTATTATTCTTCTAACTCTTTAATAGGCACTTCTAAAAAATTTGCCATATCTCGCCCTGTATCAACACAGTCGAGATGTGCATATTCACCCATTTCATTTTCAACATATTCATCGCCATATTCTATAATTTCCCCACATATGTCGCATACAACTCCTGTGTCAATAGGGGTATAATTAGGGCAACGTCTATCATGTTCACAATATCTTAAACAATATTCACAAGGCATTAACCCACCATCCTTTCGTATACAAATCCTTCGTCTGTCGTGTAGTAGACATGCTTTATTCCCAAATCCTTAATCGCAGCCATACAACTTGGACATGGGCGACATATACCATACTTCACAGATTTCCTTTTTCTGTATATGTATAATTTTACTTTGGAAAAATTTATATCAAGATAACGGATAGAGTTTAGACAATTGATTTCTGCATGAAGTTTTGGAGTAAAATTTTCACCATTTCTATATCTGTTATATTTCTTCTGCATAGGATGTGTTTTATTAGTATTGAAGCCTAAACCGATTATAGTGCCTTGATATACTACGATACAACCTATATTAATTTTTGCAAAATCTGAGATTTCAGCTACTTGGGACGCTTTGACAAAATAATGCATATCAGTTTTAGTTAGCATTTTCTACAACCTCAACACCTTTGTCGAAACATTTCTGCTGATATTCATAGCGTTCAATATAATAATCAAAAAATCCTTTATTATATTTATCAGTAATATATTCTCCCATATCAAATCTAATTGATGAAAAATTAGACTTCATCTCATAATCATCGTCAACAAGAACTAAATCACTTACATCTTTTCTTACAATGTATAATTTAGTATGGTATGTATCTGTTTCCTTACTGTAATTTGCCATCATATAAACAATATAATCGGTTTTTGGCAATTTTACAGAAATAGTAATTCCTTCATTTTCAAATCTAAGCATTTTTATTTCTCCTTTTCTTTTTCAATAAATATTATTATGTTTTTGACACCAATTTACCATTTTAGTCCAAAGTGGCACAACTTTACCCTGAAGCGTTTACAGACGAAATTTGAAGGTAGTTTATTTGTGATTTTGGCTAAAACTTGACAAACCTACTTGCTATTTTGTTCTCTATATTTTCTCAATCCTTCGATTAGACGTGCTTTCTGTTCTTCAGACATCTGTTTCTTTGGTTTATTTGGATCTGGTTTAGCACCTGCGTTGATTTTTACCCATTTTTTAGGCAACCTTGCGCAAATTGAGCCATCTTCATTTTCAACAAGGTATTTAAACTCGTCTTTTCGTTCTTCGTATAACTTCTTTACACGGTTAATCATTTTACGATCTGTGAATGTTACAGTGGCATAATGTTCACGACTGAGCCATTCTATAGCATTTTCATTATTGTTATCAAAATCTTTTTCGATTGCCATATATAATTATTCTCCTTTCTTTCGTGTTTTTTCTTCATAATTCTTTTGACACATCTTATCAAATTTCATGTCTGCTGCAATTCTACTTGCAATATTGTGAGTTTCTGAATATGTTGTGTCAAAATCTGAGTCGTATAAAGTTCCTCCAAATGTGTTATGGTTTTCTGATGTATAAATATTTGTAATTTTCATTGTCATGTTTAATTAGTTTCTCCTTTTCTTTTTGTTTAATATTTTTCATAGCGTCAACTCCTTTATTGGTGCTACGTTAATTGTTACATAAGTATATTCTCTTATTTAATGTGTTTCTTTCGTATATTTCTTGGATGATTTGGATTTTCCAAACAATTTATCCAACTACAATTTTTACATAAATTGCTTTGAAGTCGTTTTGTTGGTTGAATCCATATTTCTTCATTGTAACGACTATACAAATTACATCTAAAGGAAGTAACTTTGCAATTTTTATATGTATCAAATAATTCTTCATCTAATACATCTATAAATCTTCCATTAGCAATACAAGAACATATTAAAGCTGTTTCTTTTGGAATAATTTCTTTTAATGATTTTAATAACATGAACAATCTCACTTCCTTTCTTTAGTTAAGTATTTAATTTCGCCAGGTACATCCTTTTTGTTATATATTCTCTTTCCATAAATTCTTTCTAATTCAATTAGAACCGCATCACCATCTAATTCATTTGGATCTAGGGCATACACATTTCTTGTAGGAACAAATACACCCTCTTCTTTCTTATTCTCTACAAACATATCTCTTCTAATATAAATTAATTTGTGAGACTCTAATACTGATAATCCATTTTCAACTGTTGGGATAGAAGTGTCTAATCCCTTTGCAATTTGTGATTTAGATGGAAACGAAATCTTAGCAGGAGCAATATCTCCTGGATAATCCATGATATATTGTTTTATATAGAGATAAATACCCAATAGAATAGATTTGTTAATTTTAGATGAGAGAGAACAGATTTTTTCGTATTCATAAATAGTAATCTGTACAAAATTATCTTCTGTAAAAAAAACATTATGCTCATAAGATAATTGAAAATGAAACAAATCATTTGGTTTAACTACAAAAATATCTACACTGCAACTTGCATAACCTTTGTTTATAATTTCTGTTTTAATGATTTCTCGAAAATCAGAATAAATTGATTTATTGTTTGTTTTTATAGAATAACCGATTTCCTGTAACAAATCATTTAGTGTCAGAGTAACTTGACCAAATGTTTGTACATGCTTTCTCAAATATAATATGATGAGATAATATTTCAATCCTGAAATACCTTTATGATTTTTGATTTCCTTTTTAGAAAATCCAACTGAGGTTATTTGTTTGTCTTTCTCAGATAGGTAAATATAATTGTCGATTTTTATCACTCCTTTCGTTAAAAAATTCTGTGTGAAAATTTTCCCAAAAAGTAGGTATATAGTAAAAAAGCATAATTAATTATATAAAAAAGCATAATTAATATAAAAAAG